TCAACGGGAATGAGTCGATTAGTTTAGATTCGAAGTTATAGAATTCGAACGTGCGCACGCGCGAGGTTTGAATTATCCATGAAAGGGGCTGAGGTGGTCGTTAGACTGACTCTCGATATGCAGGAAATTCCTTACGAACCAAATAAGAAAAGAAAACAGCGGAGGTCGTCTCCGTTACTCCGACCTGAGCAAAATAAAAAAGGTACTGGGGTTTCCGAAGAAGAGGTAGATGAGGTTTACAAGCATTGGGTAGCAATAATGCGGCCTGGTAAAGCACGTGTTCCTAAGTTAGACATTGAGCGCGTACGCAAAATGAAGTGGGCTATCGCTGATTACGGGGTAGAACTATGCAAGCAGGCAATTGATGGCTGTGCTGCGTCGGACTTCCATATGGGGCGCAATAAAGCCAATAAGCGCTATGACGATATTACGCTCATCTTTCGTGACGTAGAACATGTCGAGATGTTCCTAGAACGTGGCGAAGGCAAAAAAGCCAAAGGCGATTTTTAGCGATGACAAAAGTAGAACTTGAAGAATTGGTCAGAGAAGTATATGCCTCGTTTAATCAGACATTCTATGAAGCAGATAGGGAGTACATCCTCAAGGCTTGGTGGAACTTACTGCGTGACCTTGACGTAGAACAAGTACGGCAAAGATTCATCCGAATGGCTGTTGTTGCTAAATTTATGCCAACTCCAGGAATGATTCGCAGGGCAGTCGTAGAGGGTAATTTGGACATTATCCCACCATCTCCGCAAGAAGCATGGGCCCAACTCCAACGAATGATTCAGGGAATGAACTCAGGGACTCACACGTCATCAGTTGAATTGCATCCAGTCCTTGGGACGACAATACAGACGCTCGGCTCGACAGCGTTTGGCCTTTCAACTAACGGTGATAGGGAATTTTTTATGAGCATTTATTCTGAGCGCCTAGCCAATTACCTAGCCGACGTATATAAGGTGGAGTGATGAAACGAAATACTGGACGTCCAGCGAAGTTGCCAACAACCGACAAGGCAACCATCACGATGAAAATTGGGGCAGACCTCAAGCGTCTTATAGTGACGCAGTCTCAGGCATATGGAATGACGATTACGGAATATATAACGACGCTGGTACACAAGGACACAGGAGAGTAGGGAATGGGTGGGTAAAAAGGCACTGCGAGCAAAACACCCAGAACGCCTCTACAACATTGCCCTGCGCGTTAAAGGGTCACTCAAGAACGAAATAATGTCAGCAGCGAAAAAGAATGATATGACGCTTGCGGAATACATTCTTTACTGCACATGGGAACACATGCGTTCAGAGAGGGGCATCCCACCTCCAGGGACTGCCCAGTTCTCTCTTCCTGAGCCAATGGACATTGTGCGCTCGTATTTTACTGGCGAGACAGTTCTTCAGCCTTGCGGGAAGCAGCAATGTGATATAAAGTTGATTGAATTTCAAGGTTTGACATTTTGCGATACTTGTAACGTGAGGATTGAATGAGCACAATAGAGATACAAGAAGAGGTTGGGATTACCGGAATCGATGCCGATGCAGTACTCGTACTCATCGACCATGAGACAGGTGAAGAGAAGTCGGGAATGGTTAAACTTTTCCCGGATATCAAACAACTCATTGAGATGATGACAATGAAGAAAGAACTCATCCCTGGGCGACTATTTTGGATTGCCCTTGATTCCAAGTATTTAGTCTGCATTGTCCGTGGAACAACCGAAAGTGGTGACCCTGACGTCGCCGAGTTACTGCGAGTCTTGAATTCACTAGAGATTAAGTCAATCAACATCCCCAATGACGCAGCATTTATTGGTTTGTTGATGCAAAACAAACAACTAACCGAGGAATCTTCAATCTTGTTTCGCGCATGTGGCGAGAAAGTTTAGCCGCCCCACATTTGAGCAAGCGTAGGGCGCTTCGGGCCCACTTCTCTACGTCGTTGTTCTGCAGCAAGTTGCCTGCTAGTTAAGCCTGCCCATACGCCATGCATGTCAGCGGGCGGGAATTCAAGTGCGTATTCCAAGCATTGAGACTTTACTGGACAGTCCGAACATAGGGCGCGAGCCTCAACGATATAGGTAATATCCTTATGTTCGCGAGGGAACATCTTTTCTGTTTTACCTCGACAATTAGCATCATCCATCCATACAAAGGTCTGGAATAGTGGGGGTATGATGTCCACTTTAGACCTTGCCTTCATTTTTGGGTTTCACCGTTCTACGCGTAGTGCTGGAATTGTCTTGCTGAAATGTCTGATATGGGTGTCCAGTATGGGGGTCATACTTAGCCGCGATTGCTAGCGCATTTAGGCATTGTTTTTTTGCTACTGCAACTGCTGTTGCTTTTGTCTTTAATAGGGCAGCAAGCGCGCCTATTGCGTATTGCTCGCCGGTGCCTATTGCATAGAGACCAGAAGCGTCATTGCTCCACGCATAATCATTATCAATTTGATAGATAACCGAATTGACAGCAAGGAGCATTTCGGAGCCTTGTTCAGCCATGTGGTCTGATGATTCTTTTTGTGGAGACGAATAACCATTCGCATCAAAACAGGCACGAAGGGCAGGGATGAACTTGTTTGTCACATAGTCATCTAGTTTTTTCCCACGTAATGACGCCGATGCTTGAGGTGCCTGGAATGAGTGAGCAACGAGATTAATTGCCCGTACATCACCAGCAATGCCTATGAGCATCCCGTTAATCTGGGAAATTTTAGAGACGCTACTGTTCATTGTGTGAATCCGAGTCACATATCCAGCCGTATCAACTGTGGACAGCCTGCTGTCAGTCCCCAGTACGGCGAATCCGTCACCCTGAATGGCGACAATGGTTGTCACGAAGTGCCCTACTTCTTCTTTGCGGCAGGTTTGGCTTTGGCCTTAGGCACAGCGGTGAACTCTTTACCTCTAAACATTGCCCATCCAGAATAAATTTGTACGCACTCATAGGAGAACTTGTGGTCGCCACCATCTTCGTACATAACTACACCGAGGCCCTGTTGCCAGTTTTCGTGGCGAACAAGCGGACGACCGTCTAGGTCTACTCCACCTCGTGTGCTTGGGATGGCGCCATCGATTCTTGCTAGGCATCCTGGCGATGCTGCCATGATTGTGCGTGGACCGTCATAGTCTTCGCGCGTTTTGTAAGCCATCTCAATACGATGAATATGTCCATAGATGACGCTGCTTTTTTCGGCGTTCAGATATACGTGGGCAGTTGAGCCACCGCTCTTCACTCGGTCACCGTGAATGATGCGGAGTTTCTTATTCACCCATATATCTGCTGCGGGATAACCTGGGCGGTACTCGACCCCGAAGTCATCCATCCTGCATAAGAATGGGACAGATAGAACTGGCCAAGATTCTGGCGTATTCCCGCGCCTCAATCCATAAGCGGCAGCCGCATTTTGTACAAGGTACTTGGGCATTCGCTCTTCGTGATTGCCAGCAAGCCAGATAATCTTGGCATGTGGTGCCGCAGCCCTCATCTCCGCACAAAATACGGTAGCCCTGTCAATCGTTGCTTGGGTCGTCAAGGCGTAACTTGGGTATGTTACATACTTGCCCATTTCTGGCAAGTCCAAGTTATCTCCAACGCAGACAATTAATTCTGGCTTGATGTGAGCAATCATGCTGAGCGCTACCGTAATTGCTTCCTCATCATGGGTTGGCTCTAGAACTCCATCGCGATTCCTGAAGAACCCGAACTGGATGTCTGGAACTACAACGCATGTTTTGAATGACTCTGCCGCACTCGGTGCAGAAGTATTTTTTGGCAACTTGATTTCAGGGCCACGCTGAATTACGGGCCATTCCGGGCCAGATTCCCACTTGGGGCTAATCTGAATTGCGGCGAGGTCTACAACTTGCGGGTCGCCGTTCTCATCTTTCAGCATTGATTGATAGATGGAAATTCTTGTAATATCGCCGACTTCATTGATATCGATACCTTTAGCAGCGAGAAGGTCAGCAATCGCGCCCAGCGTTTTGGTGCTGGTCTCTTTCTGGGTGACGCTATCCAACTTGTCTGAAAGAGCCATTATTTACCCCCTTCAGTAAAAAGGCCGCATCTGCAATTGGCACTGTTTGCGGAACAATCCCGGCCTTTGGCGATAGAGTCACGACTCACGAGAATCCCTTCACTCCGGAGGGCGCTATAAATCCCACGGATTGATACGTCCGGATTCCGGATAGCAGAGTTGAGAGCCTGGGCGTCATCCTTGCTAAGCGAAGTCATAATGTCATTAAGACGACATCCACTACTTCGTGTCTCGAGTGTATTGAGTTTGCTAGCCAGCATGTCTGAACCTCCACGGTTGTGGTATATGGTGTTGAAAGAACACTAATTACACCGATGGGATTAGGCAATGAATGTTTACGATTTGTTAACAACTTGGGGTGAGTCCAAAGATTTGTTAAGGAAGGGTGGTCTTCTTTCGGTTAATGGGCGCGTTCTGGTCACGCTCGTCGCCGACCCCACAATTACTCAAGTGGCAGTTTCGGTCATACTGGGCATTTCGCCATCGGCAGTCGAAAAAGCCGTCGCTTTCTGGCTGGATGCCGGTATTGTTGTTGTAGAAAAAAATGGGAGGAATAATAAGTATTCAGTGAATCTTGAGGCGCTACATCAGCACCCAGATTATAAAACGCTGGCACTTTTAATCAAAAATGATAAAATATAACTCACTCACACACGACCTCCTTATGGTGGCAAAAGTTTTTACAAATCCATTTTCTGCAGAAGAAGCAATTCGTATTGTTGTGGCTTTAGAAAAACCCAGCAGAGTCGAGCGGTCTGCCCAAACACTCATTAAGTATGGATTTTTACAGGAGTTCCCTGAAAAGAAGTACTTAATCACTGGCTCTGGACGCGATGAGTTGTTCAAAATGATTAGGGCAAAGGGCCTGGGTGACAGGCAAAAAAGACTTGACGACGACGACCTCTAGGTCTAATCAAAATGTGGGATAATAGGCCCATGGGAAACCCTTCACCAATACTTCACCTTTTGTCCGGCGGGATGCGTCTCGTTTTGGATGCTCCCAAAGAAGGTGACAAGATATTTGTTGACCAGCAGGAGACTGCTGTCGCCACTTCGCTACTGGCAGTGGTAGCCAAATATGGGAAATTTGACCAGGATGGCGACGGGGTGTGGGCGGGATACAAGCCGGCCTCACAGAATGATAAACGCCACATTGGAGTCAAGTGCTCAAATTGCATTATGTGGAAAGGTGGTTCGGAGTGCAAGTTGATTGCATTGCCAGTCGAGCCCGAAGGTAAGTGCCGTTTCGCGGTAATCCCGAATGATGTCGTAAAAGTCCATCTAGGAATTAAATCACCGCAATATGATGATATCTCGCCAACAACAATGAAGGCGTTGGAATTCCTTGACACAGTCACTTCCCGAGTTTCCGTAAAAAAGATGCAATACACAAAGCCAGATTTACGTGAATCTATCAAGAACAGAATTATGGCTGGTTCTCGTGGTGGGCGCCCAGGTCAATGGTCGGCTAGGAAAGCCCAATTAGTTGCACAGGAATATCGTCGTGCTGGGGGCGGCTACAGAGGTAAACCAGCAAAAGCACAGAGGTCATTGAACAAATGGACCCGTGAACGATGGACTACGGCAGACGGGAAGCCCGCGCTAAGAAAAGGGAAAATGACCCGTTACTTGCCCGCAAAGGCATGGAAGCGCCTAAGCCCAGAACAAAGACGGGCAACAATTGCCAAAAAACTATCTGGCGATAAAAAGGGCAAGCAGTTTGTGGCCAATACATCGCGTGCAGAAACTGCATCCAGGGGTGCTCGCAAAGGATAGGGCGTACCTGTTATCAATTCATTTTCGTACTATCATTGTTGTTGTGTTTAGATGCATGACAGTGCCCCAACACTGGAGGAATAATGGGACAAAAACTATTTGACGGAAGCATGATGCCGGAATACGGAGATGGTGCGCCTGTCACTCCTGCCGAAAAAGGCAATATCGATATTGCTGCCAACAACTATGCCTCCTATATGAAGTCTATTGGGCAGTCTATGCATGTCTACAAAGACGGGCTCATCCATGCAATCTTGCCAAAGATAAATCCAATTGGCCAGGATATGAGCGACCAACAGTCAGTCCGTCTCTACAAAAAGACAGGTGGACACCTTGGCCGTTTTGTTTCTGAAGATGATGCTTACGAATATACAAAATGGCTATATAAAAAAGCACGCGAAATCGCCACTTACTTCCCTGATGAAGACATAATTAGTTCATCAACCGCACAAGAGGAAGATGCAGAATTTGCAAAAGAAATAAAACAAAACCGTCGCGACTTTGAAGCAGAAGTGCGTGTAGGTTCTGGAATCCAGGCCAAAGGATTGGGCCAGACGCTGAGGCGGGTTGGTCGGTCTGTTGAAAAATACGACCCGAAAGCCATTGACGGCGATAATGATGGAACTGTACAAGAGGGGACCCCGTGGGCACGCCCAGCATTGCCAGGTTCGCCTGCAATTTCGTCGTTGCGCTCTACATCCAAGGGTAGCGAAAAGCCTTCCGACGATACGGTAGAAGTTGCGAAAGCAGCACAGAGGGTTATCCGTAGAAACGAACCTCAAGTAACCAAGAAAATGAAAGATATTGAGTCAGCATCTGGCGGCTTTGCCAAACTTGCTGATTTGGATAAAAAATTCAAAACACTTGACTCGTTTGCAAATAAGATTGAGCGTCTCAAGGGCAATTTTGATGGCGACATAGGTGCAACAGCAGTACAGATGAATGACGCATTGCGTTATACATTTGTTACAGACGGCGTTGACAATTACTCCGACTTCGTGAAGTCGGCGTTGGCTACGCTTAGAGCAGACGGGTCTCGTGTCACTACTTGGAACTACTGGGGCTCCAAGGACCCGTATAGTGGCGTGAATGCAATGATTCAAGACCCGCGTGGATTTAACTATGAAATTCAATTTCACACAAAGGCGTCATTAGCCGCCAAGAAGAAGAATGAGCCGCTATACCAAGCGTTCAAGAGAGAAACTAATGCGGCGGTCCGTAAGGATATTTATGACCGAATGAAATCTAATTCGTCTGGTCTTAAGCAGCCACCGAATAATGAGTCAATCGGAAAATCTGTAAGTCGCGACCATCAAGTTGCTACCTTCACCCCAGAATCAACACTCCTGTCAATACGCTCAACTCGCTCTGCATCCAATGTAGGTAAGAGCAAACTTGGACAATCATTATTCCCCCAACAGGATGGCCTGCCATTAAGTCAAAGAGAACAACGTAAACTCAGGCAGTTTGTTGAAGATACATGGCTGCCCGCAGTGATGGCGGCCGTACAAGGTAGTGCGTTCAACTGGCCTGGATACGATGGACCGCGTACTGCTGGTGTATCAGCAAAAGCGCAAGGGATGACAGAAGACCTTCGTCAGGAGATTCTTGCCGCAGTTGTGGCTAACTATATGCCAATGATGGAGAAGGGTGACTTTTCATTCTTGGCATGGGTCCCCGTGGATAAAGATGGCAGCACAAAATGGTGGGATAAAAAAGTTTCTGATACTTTGGGATTCCCAGAGGCTTTGAAATTCCCACTCGGAGGGCACCCATTTGTCAATGACAAGGATGGTAATCCGCGACCGAATACCATTGCGGAAATGGTCAAGGCGCTGGAAAGAACTCTCAGTGGCGCACTAGGACGCAAAGAGGCCCAACAAAAGGCTGTCTTGTTTGAGCCTGAACCGCAGTGGGTAAGGGCCAAAGACGGCACGTTCTTATTAGATACCGACGGGAATAAGGTCCCAGACATCGACCCAAAGACTGGCAAGCAAAAAGTTATTCAAAGGCGAAAACTCGCATTGTCACTTGATGCTCCTGCTGGGAGTGACGATGATAGTGGAGAGTTCGGCGACACATTTGGAACCTATGACGACAACGACCCCGACAGAGCCAGCGTATCAATAGATATGGGCGGTAGTGGCTTTGACCAGGCGCCTTCAGAACAAGGCACAGGTGGTGGTAGTGGTCTCGGTAGCAATATTGCTGGAGGCACCTCGCCAGAGGACGCTTCTACTAGCGGGCGGTTTGTGCAATTACCTAATTTAGCCGATGAGGATGAAGCAGAAAAAGCATATAAAAACTTATTCAATAGGATAAGGTTCCTTATTAAGGACAAAAATCAAGAAGTAGGCCGAAAAGAACAACTAGATGAGGATATTTTTCAACGACTAAATGATGTATCCCCAGTTCTGGCGAGATTGCTCGTGGACAGAACACTCGGGGGATTAACGAAGAGTGAATATGAAGACAGGTGGAAGGGCAAAATTGGCGTTACTCAGCAAGTCATTGATGCCCTATACCCTGGCGGTGGAGGCATTACGCAAGTTAATGGCAGCGACCCGTTCCGTGGTCTTGATAACATATTCGGCAATTCAATTCTTTCAGATACTAGCAAAATCAAAGAATGGGCGGGTTTTGTTGCTGAAATTCGCAATGCATTCCCACGGGCAATGCAAGAAAATAACCAACAGCAAGTCAAGGCAATTGCTGCGCTGAGCAAGAAATTCAATATCCCGGATGCAGGTATCCGTCTTCTCATCGAGGGCGTAGTTCAGTCTCGTGGTGCATATCAACGTGGTCCAATTCAGACAGGTTCAATTGAGGCCGCACTAGATGCTGCGCGCAAGATGAGCGAGAGCGGAAAAGGCAAGAACGAAATAATTGCAGAGATTTATAAAATCCTTAAAGGAAAATCATTCGATGAACTGACTAGTGCGAAAATGGCAAGCATTCGTAAAAACCTTGCAGCAGCCTTGAAGATTCCTGTAACAGAACTTAATGCTTGGCTCGCAGACAGGGGAATCGACATCAAGAGCGACGAACCGTTCGGAGTAGATAGGCGCGGCAGACTTGCAGAGCGTTTCAGTTATAAGAGCATTGCACTTTCGTATGATTTCCGCGACCTCAACGAGGAAGCATTACCGCCAGACTGGTAGCAATTTTGGGCCCACATCGCTAGGCTGTGGCCCAATGACTACAGACAATATTGCCAATGTTGCATGGTTTTCTCGCGCCAAGTGTCGCGGTGCTGACCCAGAAATTTTCTTCCCGGACCCTGAAGAAACAAATGTTCGTAGTAGACATAGACAAGCCGAGGACTTCTGTTCTGGGTGCTCGGTCATTATCAAGTGTGCGGAATACGCTCTAGAAAATCACGAGGTATCCGGGGTGTGGGGCGGCACCGCTGGCTGGTCTCATCGCCATCGCAAGGGCAATATCGCCTATATTGAACGGCTCAAATTGACAGTTGAATACGAGCGCCTTCGTGAACTTCCCGAAAGCAATGTTAAGCGAAAGAAAATAGCAAAAGTACTTAAAGAACGTAACGCCATCAAGGTGTGATGTCGCGGGCTAGTTGGTCTTCGTTGCTAGCCAAGCATAAAATACTTCGTCTTCCAATGGGACGAACCACAATTGGCATGCATCAACTTCATAGGGGTCGCCTACGAGGGACCAGCAAATCTGCAAATTTGGCATTGCTGGGCAAACACCGACATTGCAGTCAAGACCAAAGCGACTAATGAAGTAACTGACGATACAGCCAACGCGTTCATGGTGGCATTCCCCAGTACGTCCAGTTGGGCACAGAATGTCAATTATCTCTACATCGGACTTATTGATGCGCAACGATATTGAATGGCCATCGTTATGCCAGAGCATTTCTCCATCGTCAACTTTAAGCATATATTGAGGCTATCGCATCGTGTTTGCGGCTGCCGAAACTCTGTTGAGATTTATAATTTAAGCATACGTTTTTGAGCGCAGCCTACTTGCTTTCATCCGGGAGTGAATCCTCCGCCTGGTGAAAAACGTCTTCAATTTCGGCTACTGATAGTTTACCGTCATTTAGGTACGCCCTGGCTAAACCTTCGATAACTTGTGCCACACTTCCAAATCCAGCCATCATGACTGCTTTCCATAATGGGATATTCGTAATCGCACCAGCACCAACTACGCCCAATCCAGATACAGTAAACGTTGCTAAAATTCTATATAGAATTGGCTTTAGAGTTTCTAATTGTTTCATTTTGCCACCCTTGTTCTTTTTGTAATGAGTGCTACTAGTAAACCAGTACCAAGAAGCGCCATAGCAAACCATTTTATCTCATCAGTATCTATGCCAGTTTGAGGTAATTCTTCAACCAGATAGCCAACAGTGGTTGTTGTGTGCTCATGGGGAGCATCGGTCGGTGTCGTGTGCTCATGATGAGCCTCTGTTGTCGTAGGGGCTGGCTCTGTCGTTACTACAGGAGTTTCCGTAGTGGTCGTTACGGGAGCCTCTGTCGTTGTCGTGGGGGCTGCCGTTGTTGTGGGAGCAGCGGACCAAGTGACCGTTGTTGACACTGTTTTTGCAACACCGTTAACGGTCGCTGTAGCGGTATAAACGTTCGTTCCAACGGAAGAAGTATTTATTGTGATTGTTGCGATTCCTGTGGAATTTGTTGTAGCAGTAAATGTTTGTCCAGCATCAGGACCAGTACTGACAACAACACTCACGGTAACGCCAGCCTGAGGTACACCAGCGAGCGTCTGCGCTGTAGCGGTGATTGTGAGTGGTGTTCCAGCGGGGGGATTTTCTGGGCTAATAGAAAGAGTGAATGAACTTGGCAATGAGACTTCGCCGCCACCGATAGAAACGGCCTTACGGGTATCTGTTGGTGACGGGTATGGGTAGTCAACGAGAGTCTTGAGTGTTCCTACATTGCCAGTAAAGTAACCATGCCAACATGCTGCAACGATAGTATTCGTGAGACCAAAGTCTGTGGTCCCTTCTGTCGTTGCTTCTGGGCCGCCATTGCATCCACCATTGTTATATACGGCGCTAGGGAGAAGTGCAGTTAGCCAACCATACTCATTGCTGTTTGCGAATAGTCCGCCACCAGAGTTGACGAAGTCAGCAATTTTTTCAGCGTTAGTGGTAAGGATGGTATTTACTGCGGAAGAACGACTCCAGTCGTCTGCAATCCAAATCATACGAGGGGCCGAACTAGTGATGCCACTTGAGAAAAAGGCATCCAATTCTGTCGTTGTTGAAATAAATTGAATTGTTGGGGCTGTGGTGAATTGGCTTAGAAACTTACCAGACAGCAATGTGTTCCAGTTGCCCCCGCACCCGCCGGCATTTGTGGGGCCCGATGTTCCAAGAATGGCAATTTTGCCGCTGTTCCCAGGCATGGATGACTGGTCATAAACACTTTTTAGGACTTTCGCGATGTACTGGTCTGTATTCTCGCCGTATACAGCGTGACAAACTGGGTCCATGCCATCTAGGACTATTGGACCACCACTACTTGTGGTTGCATAAACGGGAGCCAATGATGTCGGCGACAGCAAAGAAGCCATCCCAAGCAAACCAAAAACACCTATTAGATATAACGAGATACGACGAAATGCCTTCATTAATTGTCCCCTTTAATTGCTTGTTTAAATCTTTATTCGTCAAATTCACCTTTGGCATGGTCATTGATATGTCCATCAATTTTATTTTCTATACGGTCCAAGGATTGAACAACGCGATTGTGGTCATCTTTATTCTCACGACGACCCTTCTCTACAAGAGCAACAAGAACAATGCTCATAGAGCCGATGAGTGCGACCACAATCTCAATCATCAGATTTCCGAATCCGAGTCGTCTTTGCCTTTGCGTGAATTAGAAATCATCAAACCAGCAAGTGTTCCGGTAATGAACGTTGCAACGCTTGAAAGTACGCTAAAAAACATTTTGTCGTTCTCTGCTTGAACGCCGATGGGCTGGGTGACAAACACGAGCGCATATAAGATTGCCCCTGTCGTAATAAGTAGTACTCCACCGAGGACGCAACCAATAACAAATTTGAGACGAGCGTCCAGTTCATCTGCCGTATAACGTTTTTTACTCACGGTTGACTTCCTTTTCCGATAAGCGTGTACCAACACGTGCCATTTACGTCGCAAATAGGTGGGTTGCATTCTTCGTTCTCCCAGTTTGCTGGGTCTTGGCATGGGTACCTATAACTTCCATCGCCACACGAAGCAAGCATTGGGGTAAACAGCAAAGACAAACCAACTATAAATGTGGTAATTTTCATGGCTACCCTTTCTGGGAATATCAGCCGAACATTTTCTTCCATGTAACAGGACCGACTGAGCCATCTGCAGTGAGGCCATTCGCTGTTTGCCAAGCCTTTAGCGAGGCAACAGACTTCGGACCAAAGTCTCCGTCTGCTTTTGCGCCAATGATTGCCTGAACGAGAGAAGCGCTTGCTCCCTTGGAACCAAGGCCCACTGGAGTGCCTGGGTAATCAAACTTCATGCCACCGCCAGCAGGTGCTGCTGGAGCCGCTGCAGGGGCAGACGCGGCAGAGCCATTAGGCAATGCATCGCCGAGGGCGTATTGCCAGTGCCATAGTTCAAATTCTTTTGAAGCAGGATTGTCGCCCTGGAGGTAGAAACCCCACTTGGGTGCATTCGCGCACATCCAGTCACCACAAGCGCCGCCCATTGAGGTGAGTTTGCCGTTGACGTCGTATCCAAGGTCAATTGCGAGACCCCAGCCATGATTTGAGCCCTTGAGACCCGTGGGGTCCGGTGCTGCCGAAGGGGCTTTGCCCTTCTTGAGGTACCAAGTCTTGCCTTCGTACTGACGGGTGACGCCAGTTCCGGTGTCGGTGGTTACGTAGCGGTCCATGAACATATTCAACTGGCCTTCAAAGGAGCGGTAGTCGCCCACATTTTTGAGTTTGAAACCAGCAGCAAGAGCAGCGTCGTACATCTTGTTGAACTGTTCCGCAACTGGAGCATACATTTGGCCACCAGTTTTTACCTTTGCCAAAAGATTCCCTGGGAGTTGTCCATTCTTGTATGCCTTTAGTGCCGTAGGTACTACAAGTTTAATAAAAGGATATTTGCTCATATAAATCTCCAATAGACGTTTCTACTAATTATACGCTATGACTTGGCAGACTCTTTGGACTCTTTATGTTTGGTCACCATTATTTGGGCTAAGTTAACGACTGTTGAGGCAATGAATAACTTGAGACCTAGGTCACGTGTATCGCCGCTTAGAGTTATGAGCACGAGAATCGTCCCAGACAGAGTCCAGTTCATTTCCGCAATGGCGTCCCAAAGCAAACCAAAAAATTTCTTTATAAGTTTCATTATTATCTCCCTTTTCTAGATACTGGTACTGGCGCTACTGCAACAACAACTGCCGCAGCAGCAATAATGACACGCCTAGTACCTACTGGAACCTCAGAACCAAGTGGCACATAAGTGTCTACATTTCCTGCTGCAAAAATATTAATCTCTGTCTCAAATGATTCTTTGACTTCTACAGGTGCGTCCTGTACGGCCTCAACAAGAGCAGCAGCCTCGGCATCCGAGATATCGCCAATTGGAACGGTGGCGAAGATTTCAGAAGCCTGGTCGCCCGTAATTGACTCCAACACCTCGCCACTCGTGGCAATGCTTATTGATTGCTCTTCAGAAAGGCCATTTTCAATAATGGAGTCAACTGCAGCCACGACTTGCTCATCGCTAACCGTGTCACTGCCGAGCACGTCAACGAGCGCATCGAATGCCTCGTCCGAAATTGGCTCGTCCAAGATTGCATCAATGACCGATGTAAAGGCATCATCGCTTAGTGGCTCTTCAAATACCGTATCAAGAACTTCGGCGAATGCCTCGTCGCTAATGTCGGCAGTGAATACTTGGTCTACGACGGCAGCAATTTCCTCATCTGACAAATCCTGTTCAAAAACTGTAGTGACGAGTTCGGCAAGTGCTTCGTCGGATAGGTCTTGACTAAAAACTTCATCAATGACTGCAGCGAATTGCTCAGGGTCAAGGTCTGAAGTTAGGAGTTCAGTAGCAACACTGACAAGTTCTTCTTCCGACTCTGTTGCAGCCAATGCGTCACCAACGGCGTCTCCCAGTTCTTCCGGTGAGGGGTCATCGGCCAGAATGTCATCAACGACTTGTTCTGACGTTTCTTCTTCTACCGGTACGTCCGGTGTCGTATCTGGCGTTTCTTCTTCTGGGGCTGATTCAGGTACGGTTGTTTCGGGTGACGTTGTGTCGGTTGAACTTCCGGTTCCTCCATCAGGGCCTCCATCAGTGGTATCTGTCTCCTCAGGTATTGTATCAGGAGGCAAAGTAGGTTCTGGCTCAGGTTCCGTTGTGTCTGGAGGGTCCGTAGGCTCAGGCTCTGGCTGAGTCGTATCCGGGGGGTCCGTAGGCTCCGGTTCGGGCGTTATGGTTGTAGTTGTAGTAGGCGGGGTTGGGTCAAGAACAGTTGCATCAACGGTTATTTCGGGTCCATAGACACACGGCCCTACTCCTTCGTTAGAAAAACAACTTTGATTTCCTGCCTTGATACCAAAGCGAACTGGTCCGTACCCAGTCGTAACAGGATTGCTGCCAGAGAACATTCCAGTGCTTAACGAATAGGTGGTTCCTTGATTAGTCCAAACACCCCAACCGCCCGAGGTGGTTCCGCCAATTTCGTCAAGGTCGTAAAAACTGACTCCATAAGCGTAGATATCAACATTACTTGATGTTGGGGCATCCCAGTCAAGGTCTACGCTCCCATTTTCATTGGCTACCGCTGTTAAATTTTCAACTGCGTTAAAGTATGGAGGAAGAGTGGTCGTTGTAGTCGTGGTTGTGCTTGATGACCCAAAAATTTTAATATCAAATCCACACCATTCGCCACCCCAATCACTCATCGTCACACCGTTGTTGATACCTCCAGTATAAGATGGATGCCTATTAACGTTATAAGGTTCCAACCATGCGTTCTCGCCAGGTTCAATCAGCCCTGCAAATACTGCTGCAGCACCGAAGTTTGAATCGTCAGTAAATGGGCCACTTCCCCATCCTCCACCACCGGTTGTTCCAATCACATATATGGGCGAGTATGGCCCACAACCACCCCCGCTATAACTACCTTGAGGAATAGTTGGAGTTGCAACCAATGAGGCATTTCTAATTACTGGCCCATAACATCCAGCCCAAAACAATGAGTCCTTGCCAGCAAACGTGATTGTGACGACTTCATCGTTCTGTGTTGTGGTTATCCCTAGATTAGATACCTGATTTTCCCCTGCAGTCAGTGCGCCAGTTGTCACAGACTGGTCTGAGTCGGAAATCGTTGCACTGTATGTTCCACCACTGGGCCCATTAGCAAGGAAAGAGAGTTCCAGCGCCGATGGAGAAGCAATGCTCACCTGTTGAGTCACAGAGTTCTGCACATAACTAAATGTCAGTTGCGGTCCACCACCCCAAACACCAAGACTTGGAGAGCCTCCAGAGCATGACGCTCCACCATTAGCGCCAGTCCATCCACCGTCATCGGCAGAAAAATTGCCATTGGTAAGAAGATTTTCTGAAGTTGCCAAAACACCAGAAGGTGCCAACCAGCCAAATAATGCGATAACCCAAAATACCCATTGCCCTTTATTAAGGCGTCTTTTCCCCATTTTTCACCACTTTGCAGGATAGTGTAATACTTTCTATTGTACTACTGCATAGATTTTTTTGGTGACAGTTTTATTTTACTAATCGTAGACCGTGCCGCTGAGAGTTTGAATGCCTTCCAGGATGAAATTTTTCATTCTATATGTTTGCAAGGTTGTGCCGCTGGTGGAGCCGCAACCAACGGCGCATCCGGCAGTTCTACTTCCGAGAGAAGTACGAACTTGAAAATATTTGCCTGAAATATTACTTCCACCGTGATTGCTTAGAGTTCCTGAGGTTGCAGTACCAAATTCTCCCGTAGGCCAGGAACCGCTAAATCCCGCAGTAGTTGTGGTTCCAAAGCCTCCAGTAAAATTAGGGTGAAAAGAGTCAGTAGCATAAAATAAGTGAACAAGATTAGCAACAGTGTACCCCATCCCCGTACAACCATTGAGGTTGGTACCGGTTTGCTGAATTCCCTGAACAGATAACTTATTTACAGCAATATATCCGGGCGCATTGTCTGAGGACGGAACAGTGCCAAAGGTGTAACTAAATTCAGAAGTGCAGTTTGCGGTAGTTGAAAAATATATTGCGGAAGTTTGGATGTATCCAGAATCCCAAGGTTTGCCCTTCTCTGGTCTCTTCCACGATATTTGATTTGAAGCGGTGGAGCGTTCACCATGTCTATTGTAGTTATATGCAACATAATATTCTCTACCACCATCAGAGGCTAGACCATCTAAATTCTGATTGCCAGTAGCAGAGTCCACCATTGTTCCGTCGACTCCAGATGTTGTGCGCCTGTTAATCTTGACTTGTGTTGTTGAACCACCATTTCCGCTGATTGTGAATTGAGCCGTTCCGTATGACGAACCTGACATGGAGCGCCACGCAATCGTAGGAGTCGGAGGAAGGGCTGCATTGGTCGTTGCAGTAGCATTGAGCGATATAACTCCGCCGGACAGCGTTGAATGTGTCGATATGGCTCGTGTGCGTACGTAGTAAAGTGTGTCGTTTGATAATCCAGTCACGGTGACGGTCGCGTCAAAACCATAATTTGGGAAATATGCCCAGTTGGTTGGGTTAGTTGAAGTTCCGATAGCATACTGATAATTTTGTAGATATGTTGGGCTATTAGAATAGTTGCCGCGCGTAATTATTAACTTAGTACGGCCCTCCCCTGTGTCGGTTGGAAGTGCAACAGCGGCCGTGATTTGGTTTGCTACAACTTCTGCTGCGGTTGTATGGGTTGCAGATGCGGTAGCCGACGTTGTTCCTGGTGAAGACGCAATGTACTTCATATAGACCGTATATTGAGTTCCTGGTAAAATCTCTGCGCCAGCAGCAGTTGTGGTGACGTTCTCGACTGTTCCAGTTGTTCCACTCACCGTCGTAAATGTCCCAGCAGCGCCAGTCCCAGCAACAACACTATATTGTCGTGTTGCGATTGAATACGTACCTGCAGTTCCTGCTGCATAAGTGAAAGTTATTGAAAGTTGAGTGGCTGCCGCGAAAGTTGGTGCTACTGCTGTTGGTGCATCTTCTGCTGCAGTTGCGATAGACGCAGGGGATGTAGAAGCCGCCCCAGGAGATAGTGCTCCTCCAGTCGCTATGGCTCTTACGCGTACATAGTAAGTTGTGCTGGTTGTTAATCCATTCAGCGTGACGGACGATGCAGTACCACTAGTGGGAAAATCAGCATAGTTTGTTGGGCTTGCTGACGTTCCATAAGCGTACTGATATTTTTGTTGGTATGTCGGGCTATTGGAATAGTTGCCACGCGTGATGGTGATGGTAGTGGACGTGGAAGCAAGAGAGATAGACGGTGCATTTGCTACAATTTCTGCTGCGGTTGTATGGGTTGCAGATGCAGTAGTTGACGTTGCCCCCGGCGAAGACGCAATGTATTTCATATAGACCGTATATTGAGTTCCTGGAAGAATCGCTACGCCAGCAGCAGTTGTGGTTGGGGAAACTGTTCCAGTTGTTCCACTTGCCGTCGTAAATGTCCCAGCAGCGCCAGTCCCAGCAACCACACTATATTGCCGCGTC